CAGTTCGTGTTTGAGAACAATGAAATAAATGGCTACCCTGCTATTGTTTCTAACCAACTTGCAAACAATGATGTACTCTTTGGAGACTTCTCACAGTTTGTAATCGGTATGTGGTCTGGTTTAGATCTAACAGTAGATCCATATGCAAATGCAACTGCTGGTAGTGTAAGAATTATTGCATTACAAGATGTTGACTTTGGTGTAAAACAACCAGGTGCGTTCTGCTTCGGAACATAATCACATGAAGGTTAAATTGCTAAGAGCAACAATGGTAGCTGGAGTCCCAACGGACTCTGGCACTATCGTTGATGTTGAACAGCATACTGGCGAATATTTGGTTGCTATTGACAAAGCTGAAGCTTATGTTGAAGCTTGCGAAGCACCTACACCCAGTACAGAACCAGTTGTCGAGCCAGAATCTACCGATAGTGACGAGGTTGATTTTTCTCAAATGACAAAATCACAGATAGAAACTTATGGTAGAGGTTTGGGTATAGAGCTTGACAGGAGACATAACAAAGCCGATCTAATTGTTGAATTAGAGGAAGCAATTTCAATTATGGAGGAATCTTAAAATGTCTGTTATTCAACAGAATTTAGAAAAACTTACTGTTGTTGCTGGTGTTGCTACTGCTGCTGTAACAAGCACAGCTACATCAAGCTCAATAGATCTTCTCGAATACGATGGAGATGTAATGCTAATTTTGGATAGTGCTGCTGGTGGCGGTTCTTCTCCAACATTGGATATTAAGCTAACCGAATCAGACGAGACAGGTGGTACATTTACAGATTTATCTGGTGCTACTTTTACTCAAGTAACTGGTTCTGCTTCAATGCAAACACTTGCAATCAATAAAGATTCAAGCAAGCGTTTCATTAGGATTGTACAAACAATCGGTGGATCATCCCCAACATTTACTTTTAGCATCAATTTAATTGGTCTTAAAAAGTACGGCTAAATATATAGCCCTCTTCTTGAGGGCTTTTTCCTATGGCATTTACTGAAGACTTAGATACATATTTTGCTGACTTTTCAGATACTGTTGTTTATAGTGGCACTACTTATAAAGGAATATTAGATCAACCAGACGAAATAGTTGCGGATGATCGTGTTCTGACTACTGACTATCAATTAACAGGTAAAACAAGTGATCTAGGAGCAATCTTATTTGACACAACATTAACAGTTAATTCAGTCAGTTATAAAGTAAGAAGTGTCAGAAAAATAGATGATGGTAGTTTATGTATAGTTTCTTTGATGAAGGTGTGAAATGGCTAGTAAACGAGAACAAATTTTAGCAGCGATTAAAACAAGTCTTGCTAATACAACAGGTGTAGGAACTCGCATATATAGATCGAGAGCCGAGCCTATGGCTAGGGCAGAGTCTCCTAGTTTAGTTCTTGAATTTGTAACAGATGAGCCTACTGTTAATAGTGCAACCTATCTAAAAATAGATTGGACATTACGAATAAGGATTGTTGTTATCGTCAGATCACAAACACCTGATACTACAGCAGATGCAACAGTAGAAAGTTTACATTCTAAAGTTGTTAACGATCCAACATTAGGTGGACTTGCTATTGATGTAAGACCAGCGACAGTAACCTTTGATGTTATAGAAGCCGACCAACCAGCAGGAGTTGTTTTCTGTGAATATGAAATAGATTACAGAAGCACTTATAACGATTTATCAACATGACTTATAATCAAACTGCAACCCTAACAACCCTGATTGTTTAATATGGAGTATGAAATTCCAAATGAGGGCGGTACTTACATACTGAACCCTAAAACTGGCAAACGTAAGCTAGTTCAACAAACTTCACAAGCTGAACCCCCTACAGAGGTAACTACAGATGGCACAACTGACAAGGAAGAGAGTAATTCTAATTGAGGCGGAAAGTTCATACGGAACTGACCCTACTCCTTCAGCAACAGATGTTGTTCTCGTTAGAGATTTAAACATTACACCACAATCAAGTGATGTAGTAAACAGAGATGTTGTAAGACCCTATTTAGGTGCATCTGAGCAACTATTAGCAAACACCAGAGTTGAGTGTACATTCAGCGTCGAATTTTGTGGATCTGGGTCAGCTGGGACTGCGCCTAGATATGGAAGTGCCTTGAAAGCCTGTGGGTTTTCCGAGACAGTTGCTTCGGGAACTAGCGTTACTTACGAACCTATTTCAGCAAGTTTTTCATCTGTTACTATCCACTACAACGTAGATGGTGTAAGGCATATCGTAACTGGTTGTCGAGGGACTTTTTCACTCAATACAGCCGTAGGAGAAATTCCTTCTATAGATTTCACTTTTACCGGGATCTACAATGCTCCTACTGATACTGCTTTGCCTGCTGTTACTTATGGTAATCAGGCGACACCTTTAATCTTTAAAAACGGCAATACAACCAGTTTTCAATTATTAAGCTATGCAGGAGCTTTAATGAATCTAACAATGGATGTAGGAAACACTATTGTTTACAGAGAACTTGTTGGTGGTACGAAAGAGGTTTTATTAACTGATAGAGCAGCTAATGGTTCTGTAACGATAGAAGCACCAACGATTGCACAAAAAGATTACTTTGCTGCTGCTTTAACAGATACATCATTAGGTAACTTAACAGTTACTCATGGAACTGCTGCTGGTAATATTTGTAGATTTAGCAGTACCAAGGTTGATATTGGTGATATTGCTTATGGAGAAGCTGATGGTGTGGCAATGTTAGAGATTCCATACACACTTGTACCAAGCTCGGCAAATGATGAAATGTCAATAGTCTTTACTTAGTAAGTATTGACTACTAAGGTAGAGTAGAGAAGTATATAACTTAATTTATGGCATTTGTTAGAAAGAAAACCAAGGTTTATCCTTGGATGGTGGAAATTAAAAGACCATCAGAAACTAATGTGGGTCAATTTGAAACATCAAGTTTTACTGGAAAATTTACAAGATTATCAAGATCTGAATTAAATAATTTTGATGAGCAAAGTGAGTATGAAGCATTAAACAAAATTTTAGTTGGTTGGGATGATGTAACAGAAGAAGACGGAACTCCTATTATATTTAGTAAAGCTGTTCTTAAAGAGTTTGCTGAAGATACTGATTTTGTTGCAGGAGTGCTTGATGCTTTCAGATCTTTTTATGCTAATGCCTCGGTGGGAAACTAACTGATGCTGCTTTGTATTGGGCTTCGGGTGGCAAACAAGTTATTGATGAAACACAAAAAGATGCTGCTGCATTTGGTGTTCAGATAGAGAAGCAACCAGAAGAAAAAACAGATTTTGAAGTGTTTGATGATAATTGGGAAATTGTTAATATGTTTCTTCGTTGTCAAACACAATGGAACACATCTTTTGGAGGTATAGTAGGATTAAAATATGAGGTATTATTACTTGATGGAGGACTGTTTGACCTCTATCATGTAGATAACCGCCAAGAAATGCTAGAGGGTTTGCAACTTATGGAATCTGTAGCCATGAAAGAAATAAATAGGGAGAAAAAATAGTGGCTGCTGTTGATAAGGTAACGCTTAAATTACAACTAGAAGGCTTTGCTGGAATCAAAGGTATTGGAGATGATTTCAAAAAATTTACTTCTACTGTAAAGCTTACAAAAAATCAACTTGATAAATTCATAACTGGAATAACAAAAGTACATGGAAATACTAAATTAAGTAAAACAGCATTTGAGGGTCAGATAAGTGCATTAACAAGATTAAAAAACCAAGTTGGTATTGGTACTGTTGCTTATAAAAGACTTGGGATTGAGTTAGATAAAGTACGAAATAAAATGAACGCTGCAACCGCAGCAGCAGTTCCTCAAGGCGGAATGATGCAAAGGTTAAACGCAAGGTTCAATAAGATTCCAGTAGGAGGAAGAGCAGCACTTGGAGCATTAGCAGGAACGGCTACAGCAGGATTGGGTACTACAGGTCAACTTGCATTTGCTGGAGGTGCTGTAGGAGGCGCACCTGGAGCATTAATTGGAGCAGGGATAGGAGCTACAGTTGATACTGTAAAAGCTGCTGCTGCATCTGCAAAATACGCTGCTCAAATTGGTCGTTTAGAAATTGCATTAAAAGGTGTTACTAAAACAGCAGGCGAGTTTGCTAAAGCACAAGGAATTATTGCAAGTGTTTCTAATGAATTAAATGTTCCTATTGGTGCATCAACTAAACAGTTCACTACATTATCTGCATCTGTTATTGGTGCAGGGGGTAATGTTGATGATGCTGAAAAAGTATTTAGAGGTGTATCAGAGGCTATTAAAGCAACTGGTGGAGATGCAGAAGATGTACAATCTGCAATTCGAGCAATGTCTCAGATCTTCGGTAAAGGTAAGGTATCTGCTGAAGAATTACAAGGACAGTTAGGAGAAAGATTACCGGGTGCGGTTGTTAAATTCGCACAAGCTACTGGCAGAACATTACCAGAGTTACAGAAGGATTTAAGAGATGGAACTGTTGGTCTTAATGATGTTATGAAGTTTGTAACTAAATTAAGTACTGACCATGCTACTGCTGCAAAATTAATGGCAGATAGCGGAATGGATGCAGGGCAAAGATTAACTGTTGCAATGCAAAGATTACAGTTACATCTTGGAAGAATTATGCAACCAATAGGAGCTTTCTTCCAAAAAACAATGGCGATAATAATAAATTCAATAAATGGAGCAATAGAAGCACTTGGAAGGTTCTTTAATATTGGTACGCAAAATCAAAGAAAAAATTTAGCAGCAGAAGTTACAAGTGCTAGTCAAGCATACACTTTGGCTATAAGAGAAGGTTTAGATAAAAGTACAGATCAAAGAGATAAAGCAAGATTTAATAGAATTAAAAATAGAAGAGATGCAGCTTTCGCAAATCAAAAAGCATTTTTCGATGAGAATCCATCAGCAGCTACAGCTTCAAAGTTTGACGATCCTGTAAGTGACGATCAAAAACTTGTTAACCTTGCAAAAATAAAACAAGAACTTGGTCTTATAGGAGAACAAGAAGTTAAAAATTTAGAAATTAATGTAAGAGCTAAAGAAATATATAAATTAATAGGAGGAGAAGCTAATGAATTTGGATTGACAGTAGAATCTATTACAGAAAAACTTAAAAATAATACAAAAGAAACATTTAATTTAAAAGAAGAATTTAAAAAACTTATAAAGGAAACTACAGATATGAAAACAAAAGTAGGAGAACTTGCATTAGATGTGACGAATAGATTAGGAGATGCTTTTGCTGATTTCTTTGTTACAGGAAAAAAAGGATTTAGAGAACTTGCACTATCAGCAGTACAAGAATTAAATAAAATTATTGTCAAAGCAGCATTTATGAAATTTATTGCAACTCCAATAACAGAAGCTCTTGGATTATCTAAAGGTGGAGTTGTTGATAGTGGTGAAATAGTTCCAAGTGCAATGGGTAATGTATTTGCTAAAAATAAGATCGTGCCTTATGCAATGGGTGGGACAATAGTACGAAAACCATCCATATTTCCTATGGCAAATGGAGGTGTAGGTTTAATGGCTGAAGCTGGTTATCCAGAAGCTATTATGCCATTGAAACGTGGTAGAGATGGAAAACTTGGAGTTATCTCACAAGGTGGAGGAGTTGGTAATATAGTTGTAAATGTAGATGCTTCTGGGTCTTCTGTCGAGGGAAATTCGGAGCAATCAGCACAACTTGGAAGAATGTTAGGTGCTGTTGTACAAGCAGAACTTATTAAGCAAAAACGACCTGGAGGGTTATTAGGTTAATGGCTGAGACATTTCCAACGATTGAACCTGTTTATGGTGTAAGTAAAACTATAGAACCTTTTGTTACTAGAACAAGATTTCAAGATGGTTACGAGCAAGTAATAAAGTTTGGTTTAAATATAAATCCTAAAGAATATAATTTAAAATTTGAAAATATCACGGAAGCACAAAGTGACACCATAGAAACATTTCTTAATGCCCGAATCTCAGACGGAGACTATTTTAATTGGCAAGCACCTGATGAGGCAGGGACATCAAAATATCGTGCATTAAATAGACGTAAATCTATTGATTATCCTGGTCTTGCAACAATTACAGTTACTTTTACAGAAGTATTTGAACCCTAATGGCTATACCTGTAGCAGAACTACAAAAACCTAATCCAAGTAATATTGTTGAGCTTTTTCAGCTTGAGTTAAACACTACAATGCACGGAGTTTCGCAGACTTATTATTTTCATAATGGAACAGGTCAAAATGATGATGCTAATTTAATTTTTAATAATATTGAATATACAAGGATGCCAATAGAAGCTCAAGGCTTTGAATATAATGGCAGACAAACACCAAGACCTACTTTAAAAATATCTAATATTTTAGGAACAATAACAACAATATTACTTACACTTCCTCAAGGATTAGAAGGTGCAAAGGTTACAAGAGTTAGAACTTTAGCTAGATATGTTGATAATTCAAATTTTACAGGTGGCGAAATTTTATTAGAAAATGGGTCAAATTTATTATTAGAAGATGGAGGTGCGATAGATATGGATCAAGGTATAAATCCATTTGGGACTCCAGATCCAACAGCTACTTTTGACACTCAAATATTTTTAATTGATCGAAAATCAGCAGAGAACAGAGGAGAAGTTGTATTTGAATTAGCAGCAAGTTCTGATGTTCATGGAGTTAGATTGCCGAAACGACAGGTCTTACCTGATGATTTCCCTGGTATAGGTACGTTTTTCTAATGTGGCAAGATGATGCACTAGAACACGCAGTAGAAGAAAACCCAAGAGAATCTTGTGGTCTTTTATTAATAAAAAAAGGAAAAGAAGTTTATTTTCCTTGTCAAAATTTAGCTACAGAACCTACAGATCAATTTATATTATCTCCAGAAGATTGGATAGAAGCAGAAGACCAAGGAGAAGTGGTAGCTGTTGTTCATAGTCATCCTGTAACAAGTCCTAATCCAAGCGAGGCAGACAGAGTAGCTTGTGAAAAATCAGATTTGAAATGGTGGATCGTCCAACCTAATTTAAAACAATGGGGTTATTGTGAACCTTGTGGTTATAAAGCTCCGTTAATTGGAAGGCAATGGGTTTGGGGTGTTACTGATTGTTGGTCTTTAGTTAGAGATTGGTATAAAGAAGATTTAGGAATAGAGTTAAGAGATTGGGTAAGACCAAATTCATCTGATGAATTTATAAAAAATCCAATGTTTAATGATTGTTATGAAGATACAGGTTTTAGAGAATTG